ACATAAAAATGCGCGCACCACTCCCGCGATCCGTCGGGAATTGCAACAGTCAAGCAAATCTGAGCGGGAATTGGCGCAGGAATATCACTTGAGATGCTGAGGGGGATTTAGTTGTTTTTGCGTTCGGTAAAGAACCTGTATTAGATGCCACGAAAAAACTCGTGGTGTTTTCGCATGGGCAAAAGAAAGTGGTGCGGCGGCGCGTGTCAGGCGTTAAGAAGCGGATGTCGCCTGCGCAGCGAAGCGCATTCAGAAAAGTACGCGCTAAATCACACAACTCAAAAGCTAATCGGATGCGGGCAATCAGTATTAAAAAGCGCATCAAATCCGGTATTGGCATGAAACGGAAGTTTGCCTAATGGAATTCGGCACACTCAATCGACACCTGATAGCAGAAATCTATTCGGTAAATCGTGAGGGTGTGCCGACAGGTGGCGTCACGATTAAAGCTCCGGTGACGGATTCTAATTTAGAAGTGAGTCTGTCATGGCAATCACCGTTTGAAGCAAAGGGGCCAGAAGCAACGCATCCGGCGTTAATGGCAATGGTGCAATCTGGCGAAGGTGCGGATTTATTGAGTGCGGCAGGTGGCGCGGTGAAAGGCGCTGCAAATTTCATGGGCGTTGGTGGGGCATTATCGAGTGCTACCAGTTCACTCAGTGGTTTAGCGTCAAGTATGGGTTTAGATGTTGGAAGTCTATTAACGCAATCACAAGGGCGTACCGGATTAACGAAAATGAATTCCACTCAGGTTTTCACCGGAATGCCACCAATTAAAATTAATATCACGTTATTATTCCGCGCATGGAGCGATGCAAAAAGTGAAGTCGAATCGCCATTTAGTCAGTTAATGCAGTGGGCTTTACCGCAATGTTTACAGAAAGATAGTTTATTGACAGGTGCAATCAAAGCACTTGCCGGCGCACCAACATCTTGTGCAGGTGGCGCTTTTGGAACCGGATTTGTTCCGGGAGCTTTAGCCGCGTTACTCCCGTCACAAGCGCCGCAAATGGTGGGCTTGACGTATAAAGGACGCACCTATTCGCCACTGGTGATTGAGAGCGTAGGAATGCCGATGAATTCACCAATTACAGCAGACGGCAACTATATTGAGTTGTTGGTTCCATTATCGATGTCAACACTGTCTGCTTTGGATGCGAAGGATTGGAAGGCAATTAAATGATGTATTTCCCTGATTTACGCGCTCGGCGTTTCACCATTCGTTTGCGCGAATTAACCATTGGGCAATCACTAGAATTGTCCGCTCGCTCCACGCATTTAGAGCAATCGAATACCACTGCCTTTTTACGCGCAGCAGTCGTTAATCCTGATATTGATCCTGCGCTTTGGCGTGTTGGCGAGCGCGTTTTAGCTGTGGCACATTATCTCGCTTGCGTTACCAATGATGCTGATTTCACCGTAGGCTCTGGACGCTATTCGGATTATCTCGTATCGGAAGTTGACACAATTCCTGATTCCGTTGCCTTGGGCGATGTGATTGGTGAAGCGTGGAATATGCGCCATTTAACTGGGCGTTTAGCTGAAGCAATTGAACGAATTGTCATCAGCGGATTCAAAGGGCGTGGGCTATGGCTCATGGGAATGATGGCCGCGCAAATGTATCGCAACGGCGAATTGACGCCAGATGACATGACAGAAGGCGCATTAGATGAATGGCTGACGGCGCGAGTGCAATCGTTTATTGATTTGCCTGAAAGTGAGTTTGAGGCGATGTTGATTGCGTTCTATGCGGGGCGCTCACTGATAACGCACTTGTTTATTATTGACGCGGATGATAACGGGCTACTGTGTCGCGCGCATACGGAGGATGCTGGCTTACCGCCAGCACGGTTTTCTGTTCGCTCCAACCTCTCGGCATGGGCGCGAGCAATGGCGACGCACACTGATTGAATTAGCCTCTGCGTTGTGTTTGCATGGCGGAGCGCATTCAATTAACGCAGCTTATGAAATTAAGCAAAGCGATGCGGCAGATTTCTTTCAAAGCAAAACGCATGAAAAACATCGGGCGTGGATAGAATCAAATGTCAAGATTGATGTCGCCGTGGTGGATCGGCTTAACAGCGTTATTCGTGGTATCGGTATTCTGGCAAAACGCATTTAGGGAAAAATGCGGATTAAAAAACACGATTATTCATTATGATGCAGTGGTACAAAAACCGCACACTTTGAGGCTTTATCAATGGCAATTACCCGCGACACCTACATTCATTCCTTGCACGATACCGCTCGCTTACAAGGCGACAAGCGCGTTGCATCTGACTACAGCTTTCAAATCGACGGTTTTGAGGATAAATGGCTGTACTGCAAAGCACAGTTCTGGCCTGTATTATCCGCCAGTGAAGGCATTGAAGTTGCCTCTCCGCTTGGCTCCGCACAATGGCAGCCATCGCAGACTAAGTTTAATCAGCAAGCGCAATTGGTATTTGAAGAAACCCATGCGGGCGACATCAATGTTTTGCTAAATAACGTTTTGCAGTGCCGAGCTGCCGATCATTCGCGCATGGGTGATGGCGCTGCACGTTTTGATGCGTGGGTTTATTACGGAACGCCTGATGTATGGCGAGAAAGAGCACGACTTTGGGACTGTTTTATGACAGTGGAACCCATTGAAACAGATTGGGAAAACCGCACTCAGATTATCACCGTTCCCGCGACGCTGTTCTTTCATTTCTACGGTGAATATGAGCAAAAAACAACCAGTGTTGCGCTTTGTGGTGGTACAGGAACCACGCCGGCAGCGCCAACTGCACTGGTTTATTCTCGCCCCGGCGATCAAGGGATAACGACTGGGAGCGCCTAAAATCATGCGTTGTGTTGCTCTTAAAAGAAGTGACTCATGCTTTCACTAGCTGATCGACTGCAATCATTTTTGACTTTAGAGCGTCAAACTGGAGTCATGTTGGATGCAAATAGTGTTGCTGCTTTAGCAGTGGCAGCAGTCGTGTTCTATCGTGGTTTCGCGCTATTAGATGAGCACTGGGTACGTTTAACTGAAAACGTCAATGAATCGCCAATAAAAGATATTGACGAAGATATTGAATTGACAGATTCGGAGTGGGCGTTAATTCGCCCGCTTTTTTTGTTGTATTTAGAGCGCGAAACCGCGTATTTACTTGAGGCGTCACGCGGCGCAGGTGTTGACGTTTATGGCCGCTCAGTGGCAGAAATCTCAGGCGACATCGCTAATGTTGAATCAGAAATGGCGCACCGCGCTTTTTTCTATCCGATTGTGTCGGTATAGCTTGTGGCTTTTTTCTATCACAATGGCAAATCAATCCCCGGCGATAAAATCAAATTGTCGGTATTGCGCACTGATTTAGTGCCGATTCCTGAAACGCTCGAAATAACCTTGCGCCTTGATGATGAAAATCGGGCACAGTTAATTGAAGGAAACGATATAACCGTCAGTGGTGGACGTGCTTTTCGCATTGTAAAAGCGGACATTGATCGTCGCAATGCTGAACAAGGGCCGCGTTTATTAGAATCCGTCCATGTCACTGCGGTGATGCGCCCGTTACATAAATTAACATTTGTCCGCGCTACAGCAATTTGGCTAGAAAATACAACCTTTACAGATATTTATCGTGCCGCTGGTGCGGAATTAAGTGGAGGTATAAAGGGGGATGTGGCGGTTAAGCGTTACGCATGTATGATTGGCGATACACCTACCTTTGGCATTGCAAAGTTATTTCAAGAATGCGGAGGTGTAATGCGCGTCAATAGCGAGGGCATCATGGAGTTTATGAAATTGCCTGCGTTATTCGCCCAAACGCCAAAACTCAATGTTCCTGCGAATGTGACTGAAGACATCAATTCCTGCTTTCTCGAACGTCACGAAACCCCGTGGTTTATCAGCACTAAACCTGCAAGCGAAATTCAACAAGGGAATAATTCAAAACCACGTCACGCGCGGTATCAACCACTGTCCGATGAAGGCGTATTGCGCAATATGACGAAGATATTGATTCAAGCAAAAAAAGCGCGAGTTGATTTGAATGTTGGGCTATGCGCTGGTGACGCTGCGCGGTTAAGTGACGGCACATTGATGACGATTTTAACTGCTGCACATGTGCATTCAGTAGGCACTCATGGCAGCGACATCAATCAATATACGCGGGTGTGGCTAGGAGTCATAAATGAATCTCAAGGGTGATTATGGGAACTACGGCGGTCGCTGGCCGGCTGAAGTAGAATCCTACGATAAAGAAACACGCACTTGTCGCGTGAAAATTGAAGGAATTACTGACGGCGCTGATAACCTTCCCGTTGCTGAAATTGAATATCCAATTGGCGATAAATCGCGTAGCGGTTTTTATGAAACTGAAATCGAAATACTCCCGCATGACACAGTATGGGTTGCTTTTATTAACGGCGATTATCGCTATCCAATTATCACTGGCTACCGCAACCCAAGTGTGAATAACTCAATTGATTGGCGGCGCTGGCATCATAAAAATGTTGAAATTATTGCCGATTACGAACTCAGGCTAGTTGTCGGCACGAGTTCCATTGTGATGTTTAGAGATCATATTTGGATTGACGCCGAACGTATTGATGAAAACACGGCACATGATCGCAGTTACTTCTTAAAACCTATTGCGGAATGGGAA